AAGTATATCCCAATCATCTTTAGACAATAATTTACATAATTTATGTCTAGTATCGTTCATACCTGATGCAATTTCAGTCACTTTATATTTTATTATATATCCATTTTTTATGGAAAAATCTTCTATTTTTTCTATTTGTCTATTAAGATTTTCCTTTGCTGAATTGTTTGATACTCTAGCATATAAAGCCACGTTAATATTTTTATTATGATCCATTTCTTTAACTGGAATTAAAATGTTACCCATTTCGTCCTTAAATGCTCCAGTTATTAATCCTTTATTAAATCTATTCCAGGCAGTCCTGTAACAGACATTAAATTTTTTAGCGTAATCTCGTAATTTATAAAACATAATGTATATATTAATAGAAAAATATCATTTTTTTCTATTTTTATTAAATTAAATTCAACAAAAAATAATATCTATATAAACACTGCATTCCGCATTTTGGACAAAACATTATATCTTTAACGATATATTTTTTACCTTCAACTCTTATTTGACTATTGTTATTTGCTGTGTTTGATAAAGATACTACTTTATCTCCGATATTAAATACTTTTTTCATATTTTAAATCTCTTAATGATGATGCTAATTCGTAATTTTCTTCTTTTATTGCTTCTGATAATGATTCTTCTATATTAGTAACATTCGCAAAATATTTTGAATCTGTCCAAAATTTACCATTATTCTTTGATATATAACCACAATTACATTCTCCTTCTTCTATTTCAGTTCTTTCTCCAATATTAATAGATTGTACTCCACATTTACTACAATATGTACAATCAATAACAGTATAAACAGTTCCTTTTACTCTAGGCTGGCAAAGATTATTTTGAGGATTTGTTAGTGCTACAACTTTATCTCCTATTCTATGTCTTATAATATTCATATTAATTAATATTAGATATATTTAATCTTTGATCTTTTGCTCTTTCTAATAATCTATCTTGAGCAGTATCTATTTCATTGTGAATTTTTAACACAAGTTCATTTTGTTTTGTAATTTCTGTAATTTCTATATTTTTCATAATTTTAATTTTTTATATCAAAAAACAAGTGATGATTTACTTATCCAATTTGTATATAATTTTCCGTTTTCTCTTAATATAAGATATTTAAATGTATCCTTTTTATCTAACGCCATGCAGTCATTATCAATGCAGATAGACATATCATAAACGTCATAAATTCTAGAGCCAAAAGGAAGAGTTCCTAAAAATTTATTTGCATTACGATTTTCATATACATTCATATATGAAATTAATCTATCATAGAAAATTTTACTTGCGTTATTTTCTATCCATTTATCAATATCATTATTTAGTTCTGATTTATATAATTTTCTAAATGTAATTTGATCCGCTCCTAATTCTTTACATTTTGATAGAACTTGTTCTACCGAATAATTATCATAATCATTTACAAGATTTAATGATAATCTTAAATTGAAATCATATTTTTTAACCAATTTAATAGTATCAAAAACATCAAATTTTAATTGCTCGTTACAACCTATAATTTCTAAATTTTTATCATTATCAAAAATATTAGAAATTGAAAAAGAAATTGTAGTGACCCCTATTTCTCTTAAATGTTTAAGATAATCATCTGTTAATAGAACGCCAGTAGTTTGAATTTCTATGCTTTTAAATGGGGTCTGAAGTTTAGAATTTATTTCAGAAAAAAAGTCTAAAAATTTTTTATTTTGAACTGGCTCACCTGTTCCAGTAAGAACAACTACATTACACCCATTATCTCTAGCAAATTGTAAGCGATTGAAGTAATCTTTATATTCAATAGAATTTTCAATTGTATCACTACCTTCAGCATCTTCTTTAACTACATAACTTATTTTATCAATATACGGATTTGTGTGAGTTCTGCTTACACAAAATTTACAATGATTTACACACTTGTTATTTGTTGGAACTACTATGCTTAAACTTTGAATGTTCATAAATTTTTATTTTAAATAATTATATAATGCTCTTTTTGAATATTTAAATGCTAATGCTTTAAGATCATCCTTATCAAAAATATTAACTCCTTCTCTTTTTGATATAGTATTTTTACTGGAGACATGACAAGTATAAATTAAAAAAATTGATCCATTTTTTTTGATGTCACTGCATTTTAAAATAACATCAATTGATGGTACTTCTTTACAAAATACGACATTATTATCATTAATTATAAAACCTTCTTTAGAAAAAATATCAATTATTGTTAATAAAGCGATTGATTCTTCCATTTTTTGATGAATTAATTATTATATAAGTTTAAATCTAATATATTTGATTGCATGTGATGTTTTGGATTGAAAAAAAACTTTTGAAATGTAATATTATCTTCTTCATTAGTACCAAATTTAACGTGAATAGCTTCATCTGTAATTTTCCAAATAATTCCTATCATATCTTTTGAATATTTGTCATTACTAACTACTTTTATTCCTACTTGCCACATTTTTCACTGATTATATCTGCAATTACTGCAGTTTCACTAGCCATTTATTTATATATTAGCATACAACTGAATAAGATTTAAATCTCCTCCAGTTCTATATTTATTATATTTATTATCAAATTTACCAGAATCAACAAAATCTTCATTCTGTCCATCTTTTTCAAAATCATCTACTATTTCGTTTGGTAAAACATACCAATGTCCGTTTTCGTCTTGAGTTGCTTTAACTTTTATCATATTCCAATTTTTTTAGATTTATTCCAATTTTTATATCCAATAATATTTAATATTGAAAAAGATATATACATAATAATAAGAGACGTACTTATATTTATAAAAAATATTATACCAATTATACTTCCAATTAAACCTATAATAAAACCAATTTTCTTTTTATTGCAAATTAAATAGTAAGAATACAAGCTTAAAATCATCAGTAACCAATCCATATTTATTTAGTTTATTTTTATTTACAAAGGTAATATAATTTTAAAAACAATCCAAAATTTTTATAAATTTTTAATATCTTTTTTTAATTCGATGCTAAATTTTAAAGTTGTTAAATCATACCCTCTATTTTCCAATTCTTTTTTGAAATTTGTAACATCAAAATTATAAGGATATTTTTTATTTATGGTATATTTAAGAATATCATCGCAAATATGATTCATTACTAGTGCTCCATCACAACTACGTGGATATTTAACTACAAAATCTTTTTGTTTTTTATCATAGATTAATGATAATTTTTTATCATTCATATTATTTTTTAAAATTTAATACTCTATATGTAAAATTCTCATATTTATTTGAATATCCTTTAATTCCAATTGAATAGGTAGTAGGATAATTTTCATCTTTACTCCATATAAAATAATATTCATTATATTTGAAAATTGATGAAAACTCATGTTTCAATCTATAAATAAAATTTGAAACTTTAGTTTTAGTTAATTGTAATTTATTTTTAATTTCAGTAATTGTTATATTTTTAACAAAATACATATCAAAAAGTTCATCTTTATGATTTTTATATTCATCGTCATCTAATTTGATTTTTTCTTCTTTTTTCATTTTAAAAATATTTAAAGTTTATTATCAATACAATAATTTACTGCAATATCATTTTTTAGATTATTATTTTCAGCTTTAATAAAATCATAATCATTTTTTAATTTTTCGAATTTAATTTTCAATTCAGATAATTCCAATTTAATTTTTTCTAATTCTTCATATTTTTTATTCATCATTCAATTTATTATTTTTTATATAATATAATTTCTTTTTTCTTACATATTTTAAAATTACATTAAAATTAATAGAATCAAGTGGATCAGGATATAAATATTTTTTTGGTACACCAGATGTTATATATAATTTTTTTATAAAATATTCAATTAAATCATCCTCGCTATTCATTTATTTTTTTTAATTTTAATTTTCTGTTTGATTTAATATCTGGTTTAAATCTTGAATATCTATAATAACCTTTATTATCATCCTCAATTAATCTAACATAAATGTTATTCGCATCATATATTGTGTATAATGCACTAATAATTAATTTTGAATTTATTGGAATATTAATGCATATTACTTTATCACCAGGTTTGAAATTATTTGCTTTATCAACAGTTTTGAAATTATTCTGCATTTTTTATTTTTTCTAATTTATTTTTTCTTAATATGCTATTTGCTTTATTATAATATAAATCATAAGATCCATCATTTTTATGTTCTGATGTATTTAAATAAGATATAAACCAAGATTGAGATTCTAATGAATGATTGTCATAAGGATTATCAATAATATATTCATGATAATACCAATGAATATATATCTGATAAAACATATCTTCAAGTTCAGAATATAAACGATCATTAGACCATTTTCCTATTGATTTATCTATAATAAGATTTGAATATATATCATCATAATTTGTACTCATTTTCTAATTTTTCTAATTTTAATTTTCTTAATATATTATACGCTTTTTTATAAAATCGATATAATTTAGCATTATCACGTTGCTGGTCTTTTCTTAATGTCATAAACATATATTGTTCAGCTTGACTGAATGAATTATATGTTTCATAATAATAATTTAAATATAACTGAAATGCAATATCATCTATATCATCTGATTCTCCTTTTTCACACCAATTACCTATTGACTTATCTATTAACATTTTCTAATTTTTCTAATTTTAATTTTCTTAAAATATTATTTGCTTTAATATAATTATCGAGTATTATTTTACTTGAATTATTACCATAATATCTAATATATAAATAAGAACTAAATCCAATTGTAAATTCATTCTTACCACATGATTTTAAATATAAATCATATGCTATTTCATCTATATTATGTTCTAAATTATAATTCATTTGATAAATTTTTTAATTTTTTAGTTCTTAAAAAATTTTCAACATCTTTAATATCAAATTTTTCTAATAAATTATTGATTACTTCTTTTGATGCATAGTTAATAAATCTCTCAATTTTATCTGATGTAGACATATTAATTTCATTACTAATTTCAGTTGTCCAAGATGATTTATGTGGCATAATTATTTATTAATATTATTAATATTATTTAATTTATTTTTTCTTAAAAATCTTTCAATATCTGATATATTCATATCTTTCAATAATAATTCTGCTTGATAAGGATTCATTTTTGCGCTTTCAATTGTACCTGAAAATGAACTACCATTAATGCGAAATTTACCTGCACCTGGATTGCAAATCATTTTAGCTGTTATACTCATATTATTTTATTTATATTTTGTAATTTTCTTCTTCTATTAAATTTATCAACAAACTTTATTATTTTTTTTTGATTAAACAATTTACTGTTCATTTTTTTGTATGTTTTAAAATTTCTTTTTTAATTTCTTCTGTCATTTTAACTGATTCATCATAAAATATTTCAAATATTTTAGTTTCCAATTCTTTCATATATTTATTATCATCAAATTTCCTAGTTATAATAGAAATCCATAATAAATCAAAATCGTTTTTACAAATCCACCATTCATCCAATTTTTCATTGTCATTGACACCAAACTTAAAATATTGTTTTTTTAATATTAATTCGCCATTATATAAATATAATCTTAATCTATATGTTAAAGGCATATTACGGGTTTCACGATATTTATCAAATGATAAATCATATTCTATTATCTCAGTTCTAAATATCATAAGTTAATATATTTACTATTGTTTTTGTATTACAAATATACATAAAATAAATGATAAACCCAAATAATTATATAATTATTTGGTTTTTATTTAAATACAATAAATTTATTTTTTGATAAATAAATCAAATTCATTTAATATATCACTGGATTTATTAGTTAAAATATATTTTCTAATACTAATATTAAATTTATTAAAAATATATTCTTTAAATTTTGTTATAGCATTACCTAACTCTTTACCTTTTAATTCTGGATATATTTCCATTATTATATTTCCATTAAATTTTTTAGAAATTTCTTTATTTTCTATTTCAATTAATTTATAATCTTGAATCTCTTTTTTTATATCAGATAAATCTCTAATAGGCTTACAATTAAGTTCATCTCCACCAAAATCAGCAGAATCAAATTTCATCAATTCGTTAAAATATTTATTATTTAAAATTTCAATTTTATTTTGAATTCTAAAATTATCTAAATATTTAATCTTCATATGATTCTCAACTATATAATATATTAATTTATAATCTCCTACCATTTCTTTTACAAAATTTGCTTGATCTTCTAGCATTTCACAAGACACATATTCATGTCCAGGAGCAATCCAAGATTTTTTTTCATCACTCCACTCAGTGGTAGATGATTTTCCTAAATCATGATATAATCCTGCTAAATCTAAATTTATATCATTATATGTTTTATGTAATCTATTTACTACCAATTTAATATGTTCATAAACGTCATATTCTGGATGCCATACTTCATTTTGCATTACTTCTTTCGTTGAGTCTATTAAATCTTTCAATTCTTTTGGTGAAAGTTCATATAGATATGAAAAATAATCTACATATAATTTATCAGTAAATTTATTAAAATTCTTTATCATAAAAATTAGTTAAATTATTTATTTTGTAATTTATTTCTAAAATCATATATAATATCAGAAGTAGCTTGACGAGCTTCAAATGCTCTATTTTCAGCATTTTTATGATTTGGATAACTATGTAATCTATTAAGTATAACATTTAAAAAAAGAGCATTTAAATGACTATAATAGTCTTCTTTAAATTTTTCTACAATATTAATATTTTCTTTTAATAATTCTTCTTTTAAATTTATATCAATTAAATTATCATAAGGAAGATTCATTATTCTATCAACTTCATTATTTCCTAATTCATAATAATCAAATTTATCATTAATAATTTTTGAGTTATCTTCAGTATTTACTGTTGTTAATTCATTAATAAGTCTATCAGATATATCAACTGATAATATCACGTAATTATCAATAGTTTCATCTGTTGAATTAATTGTAATTTTACCTAATGATATTAACGAGTTTAATATAGATCTAGACGTTTCTAATCGTTTATCAAATTTTGTCATATGTTTTTATTATTATATATAATAATAAAAATTGTAGTTTATTGTAAATTATTTTTCTAATATTTTATTTACTTCTAATATATAATTAGCTGTTCTTTTATAAAATGTGTTTATAATAAAAGATGAAATTTTTGCATAATTTTTATCATTTTTTACACCCCATAAATTATTACATTTAATAATATTTGCAGCATCTTTAATTTCAGATTTCATTTTAAGTGGATCTTTACTTTTTTTTAATCTTATTGAAGTACTCTTAAAAACACTAATGTTATGTTTTATCATTTTATTGATTGGAATAATACAGCTATAACTATATTCATCAGTTTTTTTCCAAAATTCGAATTTCCATCCTATCAAACGTGGCATATCACGTTTATTATCTGGATAGTTATAGCCATATGTTTTTGGTATAATATCAATTGTTAATTTGAAAATATTAATCTTAATAGTTCTTTTTTCGACTGCTTTGCGTCCTTTTTCATAATAATAATTCCAAGAATTTTTTGCATAAGTATTTCCATTTTCACATAATTCTTTTATTCTTGTACTAGCCATATAATAAGTGACATCAGGTGGAAAAAAATCAGTTCTAATATACAAATCTCCATCAGAGATCCAAGTAAAACCATATTCAGATGCTAAACAATTTTTATTTACACATTGATAACCATCTTTAAGAGAAGGTGTATTATATTCATCACATGATACATGATCTTGAATATCTTCATAATTATCACGATGAGTGACTTTTAATTCAGATCCACATACAGGGCAGTAAATTTTATTATCTTCCATAATATTTTTTATGTTTAATTATCAAGTACAAAGGTAATAAAAAATAGCTGATTTATATATAAATAAATCAGCTATTTAATGTTTTTTATGATTAATTAAAGTAAATTTTTCCAAGATTTATCTTTCCTATTATAATCATTTTTATCAGTATATATTTTAGACATCATTTTACGTCTAACAATTTGTGCAGCGTGCCTGAATGATAATCCATTTACTGTTTCTATATTTTGTTTATTTGCTTTCATAACTATGTTATAATTTCTATATTAATAATATCTTTCATTGGATATTTAATTCTTATTGTATTATCTTGTTCTAAATGTCCAACAACAATTAGAAATTTTTTGTTTACATAACAACCTTTTGCTTTATATTCATATCCATAAGGTGTCGGATAAATTGTTGATTCTGATATCTTTACTATTATTCCTTTAAAATTTTTCATATTTTATTATTCTTTTTTAAATCCTTATTATTATAATGAGCGGCTGAAGAAAAAATTAAGAATAGATAAGCTCATACACTATCTTTTCCTAATGGTACAAGTAATCCTATATTAATATAACTATTTGAAAATAATTCATATGCGATATCATCTAATTTTCTATCGTTATACATTTCATTATAATTTAGGCATTTTCTAATTCAATTAGTTTTAATTTTCTTAAATATTTTGTTGCTCGATTATAAATTTTTTCAATATCTATATAAGATATTTCTCTTATATTCCTTTTTATTATAATAACTATATCGAAAATGAATTGATGATAGTGGATCATGTCTTTTAAAAATATTATTATTCACATATAATTCATATGCTATATCATCTAATCTGGTTGGTGATGTTATCATAATTTAACAATTTTAGTTTTATATTTAACATTTCCATTTTTATATGTATATTTATATGTATTGATATATTTTTTACCAATTACATCTCCTTTATCATTTGTGATTGATAATTCATCATTGCTGACAATTTCAATTGATTCTGCTGAAAAATCACCATGAATATATTTAATAACAATTGTTAAAACTATCATCATTACTAACATGAATATCATTTCAATGTAATCACTTGTACTATAAATTGCTTCCATAATGTTATATATTTTAGTTTATAATTATCAAATACAAAGATAACGTTATTATTTTAATTATCAATAAAAAAGAGAAAATAATTAAATTATTTTCTCTTTTTTTATATAAAGATTACAATAACACTTATTATATAATCTTAAATTTTTACAAGGGCATAATGTGTCAAATAAAGAAACGTCAGGTTGTGCACAAGTACAATACCCACAATTATTTTCTAAATTTTTTCTAATTAATGCTACCAAATTTTCATTTGGATTTAAAATCATTCCTGTATTTTCCAAGTTCATTTTATATAGGTCATTTTTAGTTGACCTATATATCACTATTTTTATATCATATTTTTCTTAACTTCTTCTGCTACAAATTTACCATCTGATGTTGGAAATTTAGATTTGACTTCTTTTATATAATATCCCATATTACCGCCGCCCTTAGAAACAACTTCAATTACATATGCCGAAATATCTTCTTTTGATGCTTCTTTTGGTAAAAATGTACTTAAAAAAACAATTTCAGCTTGTTCTTTTTCTGCTAAATCACTACGATTTGCTTTATTATATTGTTCAACTGAATCTTTTCTTTGTTTTATCATTTTTATAATGATTTTTGATTCTTCTACTTCAGTTAATTTAGCTGCATTTGCGGAATTCTCGAAATTAACAAATTCAGTTTTCATCAATCTTAGCACGCCTAATTCAAATGAATTTCTTGATAGCATTGCCTTTTTTATTAAATATAATAAATCTAGTTTCATTTTGTTTTTATTTTAAAATAGTGGTTTAAGTTTCATTAATGCAAATTTCATGTTACATGCTAAATTTCCAGTAGTAACAATTTGTAAAAAATCATATTCTGGATTTTCTTGTTCTAAAATATCAATTATAGTTAAACACATATCTGGCATCCACCATGCAAGACGGTGTCCATTGTTATCTTTTTCTGGTATTTCTACTGTAATAAATTTTTTCATATAATTTATATTTATATTGCTTTTTCAGACTGGTTTAAATTCCAAACTCTAACTAATTCATTATATTCATTATCAGGTAAAAAGCCTTTTAATAATGTATGTTTGCCAACACATGATGCTTCATATAATTTACTATTCATCATTCCTATCCATTCATCATATACCCAATAATAATCATAAGCATCTTCATCAACATCTACAAGCCTAACAATTTTATATGAATCAATAACTAATTCATTTTTATGTAATGTTATTTCATTGTTAAAATACTTAATTTTATCAATTGATTCTTGAGCTAACTCTGAACGAGTTTGAGAACACCATTGATTAAAAGGTAATCCTGATTCATTAATTAAGCACTCTCTTAAAGCATTTTCATATTTCTCTAATTCTATCATAATTATTGTATTTTTTTAAATTAAAATATTTCATCGTATCTCTTTTTTTGCCAAGATCAGGATAATAAAAACCTATCCAAATATTATCATGTAAGTTGTCATAACTATCTAAAGTTTTATTAAAATCTGAGCATTTATTATATAAATCTGATTTAAATTTAAATGGAATGGAATCATGAGATGTTGCATAATTATATTCATCTTCTAAACCAATATAAGTATCATCATCAGGATTTTTATCATATCTAATAGCACATCCGATACCAATTCCAAAAATTAATAATAATATTCCAAATATGGATAAATACCATGTATCGTCTACGAAAAATGGTATAGCAAATAATATAATAGCAGATAATAAAATAATAAAAAATAATATCATAGTTTTTAATTTTTAAAATGTTAATATTAATCGATAGATTCAGATAATTTGAAAAGTTCAAGATAACTTAATTCATTAACAATAACTCCGTTATAATATACATCAAAATCAGTAAATCTGCAAGCATCTTCAATTTTAATATAATTAAGTTCATCATTTACGATTAAATCATTATGACAAAATTTATGTTTATTTAAACCTCTAACCTTATCATTATTTTCATAAATAACTCCCACAAATAATCCAAATGTATTTTCTACTGTATCTGATAATTTATATGTATTATAAATTAATTTGCAAAATGATTCACTATTTTTAACAAAAAAATCTCCTTTTGAGATAAATATAAATTTATTCCAATCAATGCAATTAATATTTCTCATATGTTTAATTTTTTAATAAATATATTGAGTGCAAATATAATAAAACTATTTGATATAAAAAAATATTTTTGAAGTTTTTTTATAAATTTTAAAATATTTATTTTTGAACAAATGGTTTAAAATAATAAGTTAAAGATATACCAACAAAAGGCTCAGAACTTGTTGTTTTTAATCCACTATACAAATAATTTCCAGCTAATATATTAATGTGAAATGTTTCAGATAATGAATATTCTATTGTATATGTTACTTCAGTCAAAAAATTATTTTTTGCTAAAGGTATATATCCTGCGCCAATAGTAAATGTATTCGTAAATTTACCTTGCTGAAAAATATTTAAATTAGTTCTAATTTCAAAATAAGATGTGGTATCTTTTTTTTCACTAGCTAATGATGATTTACCGTAAACTGCACCTACACTAAAAACATCAAATTGATGTCCTACTTCAAATGATAAATTTCCTTTATCTAATATAGTACCTTGTATTGTTGTTAAAGATGGTGTAAATGTTATATATGTTTGTGAACATATTATTGTATTTAATGAAAATAAACATAATATTAATAAAAATAATTTTATATACATAAATAATTTTTATCAATATATATTAAATATTTTATATAACGTTTAATTAAAAGTATTATATTTTTTTGTATACCATTTAATAAATTCAGTTACAACTATGTAAACAGCTTCTAATTTTGATGATGCTTTTATTTTTTCTGAAGATTCTAAATAACAACCTACAATTATTTTAAATTCACATTCAAAATTATCATTATAATGTGAATATGAAACATAATGTGATGTAATATCAATTGATTCTTTACTCATTTCAGTTTCAAAAACACTTTCAATATTTTCAACGACTGACATTATATTTACCCAAGATTTATAATTTAACCAATTTATTCCATTATGAGTATAGTCAATTGTTCCATATTCATCCTCAGCTATATACATACCAAAATATTCATTTTTGCAAATATAAGGAAATACATTTTCAACTTTCATGAAATCAGATATGAGTTTTTCATTTTCTATTATTTCTTGATCAATCATCATTTAATTTTTTTAAAATTTAATTCTATTAATTCTCCGTTATCTAAATAATTTTTACAGATATCACTATTATAATATTCTACGCAAGTCATTCCTAATTGAGATTTACATAATATTTCAAAAACATTATCTTTAAATACTGTATCATTAAATCCCCATTCGATTGCTAATGATTTCTCATGTGAAGGTAAATGATTAAACAGTTCAAACATAATATCTTGATTTGAACTAATTGGAAAATCATCTATGTAAAAATTCCCATTTTCATTACATAACTTATCGTATTGTTCTCTTTTAATTTTCATTTTTTAATTTTTTTAATTTTTTATTTCTTAAAATATGTTCAGCTTTTTTATAATATTCATTTTCAAATTTAAATATATCATGGCAAATTGTAAATATTTTAATATTTAAAGTTTTAATATCTAATATTTTTTCATCTGTTCTATATAATTCATATGCAATATATTCTAATTCTGTATATTTAAATATTTTCTTCATTCAATTTTTCAATTTTTTCTTTTCTTATAATATTTTTTGCTATATTATATGCATTCTCAATTTGATTATTTTTATATTTAATATGAACAGCAATTAAATATTCTTGATAACCAGGATAATTTTCATCGTTAGTATTTTTTATTTCATCTAAATATAATTGGTAAACTACATCATCTAAATATGTAGATTTTTTATACCAATTTCCTATATTTTTATTAAATATCATTTAATTTTTTTATTTTTCTTTTTCTAATAATATTTTTTGCTTTATCATAATAAATTTTATAATAAATTTCATAGTTATTTTCAAAAATTGAATCAAAAATAAAAGAATTAAAATCAAGATATATAACACTTCTATAAATATGCTGTTCTAAATATATATTTGTAATATTAGTAACATATAATTTATATGCAATATCATCTATATTTTCAATTTTATTATTGAACATGATTTATTATTTTTTCTATTCTATTAATTTTTTCTAATTTATTTTTTCTTATAATATTTTCTGTTTTTTATAATAATAATCACCAAATAATACATCATGACGATAAGCTACAAATAGGTTTATACTGAGCAACTTATAATTCATATCTAAATATATAGAATAATTATCTCCAGTTATTTCTTTGATATCAGATATATATAATTTATATGCAATATCATCTATATTTTCATTTTTTCTTCTTAAATTTGAACATATATTATTAATTTTTTCTATTCTATTAATTTTTTCTAATTTTTTTTTCTTATAATAAGTTTTTTATTTTTTATAATAATTTCTGCTTTTTTATAATATTCAGAATCATTATCATAACTAATTTCAAAAATAATTTTAGAAAGACTACGTGTAATATTACCACATATGAAATTCTTTTTTGCATATAATTTATATGCAATATCATCTATATTTTCAATTTTATTATTGAACATGATTTATTATTTTTTCTAATTTCTTTTTTCTTAAAATTTTTTCTGCTTGTTTATAATATTCAGATAAAATTTTTCTATGACGTATAAAGAAATCTTTATCTATTATAGAAGTACTATCATGATTTCTTTTTTTATAATATTTTTTATAACATGCATATGCACAATTATCTAACTCATCATCATAAATATTATGCTCTATCATAAATTATTTAATTTTTCTAATTTTTGTTTTCTTAAAATTTGATTTGCTTGCTCATAATATTCATCTATTGAATCATGTTGATGATATAAATTTCCTCTTTGTTTATAATGATTTATAATATTTATCATAGTCGCTGGACCTTTATCATCATGATATCGATATATTGTCATATAATCTTGAACATAAAAATTATACGCTAATCTATCAATTTCCTTAATATTATTTTCAGACGTAGATTCAGGTATAGGTATATCGTGAGGTATATCATCAGTTGGAACATCAGTTGGAACATCAGTTGGAACATCAGTTGGAACATCAGTTGGAATATCAGTTGGAACATCAGATATAGAATTCTGTCCTAAAACTATTATAAATTTTTTATTATTTGAAGTTTTTATTAAACTTATTATTTTTTTTATTAATCTTTTAATCTGAATTCTCCTTTAAGGAAAAATTTATAATTCGTTTTCATTATTTAATTTTATTAATTTATATTTTCTTATTTCTAAACTTATTAGTTTGCATAGTTCAATCCAATCATCAGAACAAAAGTTATTAAATGTACCTAATTCATCAAATTCATCAATTACATTTATTTTATTAAAAACAAAAATTTCTTTAGAAATAAATTTAGCTAGTCCTGGAATATCAATATTCGGTTTCATTTAATTTTATTAATTTATATTTTCGTAATTCTATAATTATTTCTTTTTCTAATTTACTAATATCATAATTATTAAACGCACCTAATTTTTTCAAATCATCAAATGAATCTGTTTTATTAAAAACAAACATTTCTTTAGCAATAAATTTAGCTAGTCCTGGGATATCAATATTCGGTTTCATTTAATTTTATTAATTTATATTTTCTTTCTTCTATAATTATTTGTTTTTTTAATTCAGAAAAATCAGATTCACTAAAATTATTAAATGTTTGTAATTTATATAAAACTTCAAGAGCATTTAAATTATCTTTAACAAAGAACTCTTTTATTATTCTACTTGCTAATAATTTTAATATTTTTCTATCCATATTTTTTATTAATTTCTATCAATTTTCTCTTTCGTTGAACTATATTTAAATATATTTTTAATTCTTCAAAATTCATTTTTTCATAAATACAAGATCGTTGTATAGTATGTATAATATTATTTACAGATGTATTTTTAAATGCTGCATCATTAATGAGAGCATATGCTAATTTAATCAAATCTATTTTATCCATATATCATTAACTATGCATGATGTGTAAGAAATAATGCAACATAATATAACATCAATAACTGATAATACAAATCCAGTTGAGCTTAATGTTATATTTAATGATTTAAAATATGATGAAATTACAATCATCATTAATATAGTTAAAAACATAATTAAAGAAAAATATTTAGGTTTCATTTTGAAAATAATCTTTGTATAAAATTTTTATTATTTATTTCATCAAGTTTTTCTTTTCTTTCTGTTTTTAACTCATTTTCACTTACTAACCATTCAATTTCAGAAGTATTTTTAATGAATGAAAATTTTAATTTTATAGCTTTTTTGACATAATCATATTGAAATATACCAAAGCCAGACAATACTTCTATGTCTATTAATTTAATTTTAGATATTCCATTTTTATATTTATCAATTTCTTCAACATATACTCTAGATTTATATTCTGTTTTATTATCATCATCTGCTGTCTTACAAAGTGTAGTAGTAATATTATAATATTCTTGAGGATATTTTTGTTTTTTCTTCATAATTATTTTTTATTTATCTCTAAAATTTTATCTTTTCTATCATTTTTTAATGTAGGAATTAACCATTCCACTTTATCGGTTTTAACAATTGATATAAATTTCTTTTTTGCGTAATTTTTTAACCAATCAATTTTATCAGGATCATCACATGCTTCAATTTCTATATATTCCAATGCTACTTTAGATAAATTATTTTCAAATCTTTCTATTTCTATAACATATAAAATAACAACATTCTTTCGATATGCAGATTTTATTTCAAGTTCTTCACGATAAAAACCTCGTCGTCCTTTTATTATTTGTTTTTTACCAAAAATTTTACTTATTAAGCTCATTTTTAATTATTTTTTAGTTTATTACTTAATTCAATAAACATATCATACCAATTTTTTGGAGTACAAATATTTTCATCATCATATATTTGTAATTTAATTTTATTCATTGAACTAAAATTTGATATTATACCAATTTCTTTTATTTGAATACCAAAATCTAATATTCTTAATGCGTGATAAATATTTTTTGAAACATATTCAAAATTATCATCTTTATATGATAGTATTGCATTATGCCAACTTGATGATGCTAATGATATTACTTTTTTAATAAATTCTTTTTCTTCAAATTTAGAAATTTTAAAATCAAAAGTTTTTTTAACTATCATATCTTCAGGTAAGAATAAACATTCCAATACTGGCATTTGATAATTATTTATTGCATCTAAGAATCCGCCTTTTGAATAACAAGAACCTTGAATTTCTTTATCAACTGATGATATTGCATTATCTTTAAATGATCCACTCGGTAATAATGATTTCTTATAAACTATGATATAATCATAATCGGAATATTCATCATTTGATAAATATACTCTTGAACCATATGGATATATGTTTAATATATCATTTATATCTAAATGTAATTCATTACAAATTTCTTCTGCGGTATACTTCATAATTTTAATATACCGTACTTAGAGTTACTTTTTTACCACATCTTTTACATATATAAATAGGTAATGTATAACCAATTGAATTCCAATATGGAAATCCGTCAATAGGATCTGTTTTTCCTATTTCTTTATCATTTTCAAAATCAACATCAGGTTCTAATCCCAATAATTCTTGACAAAAACAATAATCAGGATTATCTTGAATTTCCTTATCTAATGCTAATTTATAACGAATTGCGTTATTTTTTATTTTAGTTTTTTTATTTGACATAATATCTTCTTTTATAATATCTGTGTTATTATCAAATGCGTCCATGATAGTTTTTAATGATACACCTAATTTAATAGTAGCATGATAAAATATATGAACATCATCTATATCTTCAAGCCAATCATCATGTCCATTTATGCAACAAGATGTTTCATCATTTTTTTTTGTTGAACCACAAGTAATACAAACTGCATGAGCAGGATATTTTATATCTTCATTCATATTTAAATAATTGTTACAAGTTTTAATATTCTTTTATTTGGATCTAATGAGACAATATCATAATTATCATCAGATAATATATTATATTCAAGTATATCTGGATTATTAAATCTATCTTTTATTGTTTTATTATTTACATAAACAATATCAGATTCTCTAATTTTTGATAAAATTGAAGAATGAAGGTTAGTTTGTTTATTTGTGTATTTTGGATAACATTCTCTCCACTTTTGATTTTTTACAAGAATTTCGTTAAAAACATCTTCAATTAAAAAGTTTCCTATTTCACATACATTTAAATAAACTGATAATTGATTTTGAATGGCATCAGCCATTTCTTCAATCAAGTGATCTTTATCATATGGTTTTTGTGTTATTCCGATAAGCTTACAAACTTCTGCTGAAAATTCTCCATACTCTTCATTATATTTAATAAATCTTTCAAGAAATTTTTTACCATCTAATTTATTTAACTCTGATATTTCTTCTATTATTTTTTCTATTTCTATTTTCATTTATTTCTATTTTTTCTAATTTTAATTTTCTAATTTCTTGTTCAGAATAAAAATGTGTATTTACAAAATATTCAGAATAATAATTATCATTAATCATAAAATTTTTAATTGTTGTTATTGTCTTATCATCACAATTATAATTTGTTCGATATATTATGTCTTTGATTATATAATTTTTATTTTTTTTGAATATTCCAGCAGATGTAATTTTATAACCAAATTTACATTTACATAACAATTCATCTCCTATTTTCATTTTTAATCATTTATATTTTTACATAAATCACAACCACCTTCACAACCACATTTACTACACCATTTATCTTGTTCTTTTTTTGATAAATTTTTAAATTCAGTACGTCTTTTTATCGTATTATTTATAATTTCTTTTTCTTTAGTTAAACGAATTTTACAAGTATTAAAATTGCAATCAGCACCATCTGCTTTATGACAATCGTCATACACATATACTACACATTGTTTATATTTCATGATTTATATGTTAATTTTTAAATAAACTATTATGCTCATTTACTGCTAATTTATTAATCGCATTAACTACTTTTTCATAATCATTGCCATACATTGATGCACAATTAAATGAGTTAAGTTCAAGTAATTTATATTCATCATTATTTGTTTTGCAAACATCTATAGTATATGCTAAATCTGGTTGATATATCTTTGACATTTTAATTGCAAAATCTGTTGCATTTTGATCTTGACAAATTCTATCATAATAAGGATTAAATGTATTTATATTTTTTTCATCAAAATATTGTGAACCAGATATTACTTCTCCATCAACAACAATAAATCTATATTCTTCTTTTAATAATTGTTTATCTGCGATTAATACTAATGTATTCATATCTAATCCGCAATATGAATGAATTAATGAATTAAAATCTGAATCAAAATTATGATTTGATAACATTTGTCCAGGAAAAGATTTATATCCATTTGAAGGTCTAATAAATATACTGGTATTAATAAAATTATTAAATATTTTTTCTTTATTTCTTAATACATCATTTAAAGCCATCATCATATAATCTTCATTAAGAAGATAATCACCGAAATATCCATAATAATTATAACATTCATAATTATCAATAGTTAAAAATACACCTGGATAAATTGGTAAATGAGTTAATTGTCTTCCATGACCTAATGATCCATGAAATATATTTACATCATTATTAGATTGAAAATTACTAAGAATATATTTTTTAAATGATAAATTTTTTATCTCATCATAAAAATATACATTTGCTCCTGATTTTTTTATGGATTCAACTAAACGATCTTCGTATTCATCCCATAAATTTGTGTCTATTATCCAGTTTATCATTTTTTCCTTTCTCATATACAGTTTTTTAGGCTATATATTTTTTTAAATTATTAAATTTTTATTTAATCAAAATCCGAAAAATTTATAATAAAATTTATATAAGTATTGATATAATTTACTTAATTTTATTTTAGATTTGCAGATATTTTTTATTATATCATTATGTTCAAATGCCCATTTATAATTATCTATATCAAAAACATTAATCCATTTAACATTATTCACTTCATATAATTCACCTTCAAGTCCAATTCCAATATCATCAGTATTATCTTTATTGTTTAATAATACATAAAATCTATGCGTGACATTTTGTAAATATGCTGATGGAGAATCGTTAATTTCAATAGATATAAATTTTTTTGCATTAATTTCTAATCTACATTCTTCTTTTGTCTCTCTTGAACAAGCCATTTTAAGAGTCTCGTCATAATCTAAATGTCCGCAAGGACAATTCCATAAATATTTATGATTCGATGTACCAGAACCTCTTTGATTAGCTAATACTTGTAAATTTCCTTCATGATATCTAAATATAAATCCAGCTACTCCTATATTACGATGTACATAATATTCATTACCATCAATACCAATTATTTTATAATTTTTCATAGTAAATATATTTTTATTGTTCAATCCAATAGCCAGCGACAAATTTATATTCTATAAATTCTTTTTTAATAAAAGGAAAATATCTAATAAATCTAAATTCGTGCCTATAATAATAACGTGGTTCATAATTATTCTCTATTTTTGTATTATATTCACACAAAAATACAAATTTATTTTTATTATAAATTTTCTTATTCATTTTTTGATAGATTTAGTATAAATATCATGAATCTCTTCCCATGTATACGTCTTAAATGATTTTATATGAAACCATGTATCTTCTCTTAAATCATAAACATATTTATGATTATTGAAGCACCATTTAGTAAATTCTATTTCTTCTTTCATAATTTTTATTTATTATAATGAATTATATTCTTTCACATTTATTTTGATAACCATAATGAAAAACTGACATAATATATATCTAGCATAGTTTATTTCTTTTGAATTTCTTCTTTTAGAAGTTATTTCTTTTCAATTTTAACAAAGTTCTCATTATAAAAAATATTAGAAGAAAAATTTTTATCAAATTTTGATAAAAAATTATTCAAAAAATCAATTTGTCTTTTATGAAAATCTGTCCATGATTCCCATTTTCTAATTGTAATTTCCTCTATGTCAGGACAAATATCAGAATCCTTATATCCCCAAATTTTACGTAGTTTTTTTCCTTCTTTTATTCCTTGATTGAAACTTTCCTGAAATTGTTTTAAATCGCTTTTTATACTATTTTCAGTAGGATAATATGAATTTTTTTTGTATAATTCTTCATTTAAAAAATATTTTAAAGTTTCTTTACATAATATAATTGATTCATCAATCCAATCTTGTTGCATGAATTCATTTTTATAATACATATCACAAATTAATGAATAATTTTTACTAAATGGATATGGAATAAATGGATAATTACTAATTATTTTTCTTAATTTAGGCTTATAAAAATCTTCACAATCTTCTATATCTTTATCATATCTATAATAAACATTATCTTCACCATTATTTATAACTTCAATTGGAGATTTAAGTGAACTTACTTTATAAATAATAGTATCGAAGTAATCTGTAGGTAGTTCTTTATATTTTTCCTTACCGTATGGTTTATCTTTAATTCTAATATAATCATCAGTTTTTTTATTTCTTTTATATTTTTCTTCAACTACATAACCACCTTCTTCTGGTATTTTAGTTTCTGCAACTTCATATCCATTACCTATTGTAAAAAAAATTTGATTCAATACTTTAAGTTTTGAATTATAATAATTATCACATTTGTATAATGTCGGATAAGTTTGAATGCTTCTTGATATAAAATCTTTTATTTTCATATGTATATTATAATATTTTCACCAAAGATAATAATAATTTTTGATATAAACAAAGAAAAATCATTTATTTTTAGATAAATGATTTAAAAAGATGCAAGATCATGATATATACTATAAATATATAAATTCTTAATATTCCCATATATCTTTTTTATACCCGTATGTTTGCCTAATTTCTTCCTTACTTTTATCCATTAATTTATATTCTTCTTCAGAAAATTTGCCACTTAATCCTGGATATTGTATCCATTTTTCTGTTATTTTAACATTATATTTTTTGGAGAATTCTAAAATAGATTTTCTTAAATATTTCCAACCATCTATTGAATAGCCAGAAAATGATAATATATCATTTGGATAAGTTTTTGAGAAATATTCAAACATTTTTTCAAGTAATTTTTTTGAAACCCCCATATTAAAAAAATCATTATTGGTCGATAAATAACTTATACTATATGATTGAGTTGACCCCCAATATGCAAATTTACAAATTCCTAATATATCTTTATTATCATGAGCAATAATCAATCTACATGTATTATTATATTCCTTTGATCCACCATAAGATGATTGTATATCATTATAATCAAAGTAAAGAATTTTTTTCTTTAAATTATATTTTTCATAACCATTATCATAATCATAATAGTCATTATTCTTAATAAATTTATTATAAAAATCACCTGCTTCTTTAATAGTAAAAATATCAATTTTATAATCAATATTCTTATTGTACTGAATTATATGCTTCATATATTTAATATTTATAAATTTAAATACAAAGATAATAATTATTTTATTATTTACATGAAAAATTAATATTTTATAATCTTTTTTATTTTTTATTAATATAATATTATAAAAAATATTAAAAATGGGTATTGTTTATTTAATTACAAATAAAATTAATAATAGAAAATATATTGGAGTAGACACAAATAATAATAAAAATTATTTTGGTTCAGGTAAATCTATTAAATTAGCACTTAAAAAATATGGTAGAGAAAATTTTATAAAAGAAGTTATAGAAGAAAATGATAATAATGAATTCCTATTTCAAAGAGAAAAATATTATATAGAATTATATGATGCAGTAAAATCATCGGAATATTATAATATGGCAGAAGGAGGTAAAGGTGGGTCAGGAACGCTAGCATCAGAAGAATCTAAAGAACTTCATAGATTAGGTTGTAAAAAAGCAGGAGAAATAATGATTTTAAAAAGAAAAGGAAAAACATATGAAGAAATATATGGAGATAACTCAGATATAGAAAAAGAAAAAAGAAGAATTGCTGGATTAGGTAAAAAATATAGTGCAGAAAGAATTAAACATTGTTCAGATGGATTAAAAGGTAAATTAGCATGGAATAAAGGATTAAAAACTGGAATAGAACCTTGGAATAAAGGAAAAAAATGTTATCATAAAAAATATATTTTAACATTATTAGACAAACAAGAATTGACTTTTTTTGGTCGTGATAATCTTAAAGAATATATTAAAAATATTAATTGTTCTGGTATAAATACTAGAGCAATTAATATTAATAATTTAATAAATAATGAATTTGATAATGATTATATATTAAATGTAATAAAATTAGATAAACCTATAATATTATAAATTATTATTTATCATTTCAACTAATTTACTTTTTTGAATCATTCCACTATATGCAATTTTTTCACCTTTTTTATTAATTATAATAGTAGTTGGAATGCTTTTTATAGAAAATAATTCTGAAATTTCCATTTCATCTTCTACATCTACTGAATAAAAATTCATATCGTTAACTTCATTTGAAACATTTTCAAATATTGGAGTGTAAGATCTGCATGGCAGACACCAGGATGCACTAAATTTTAAAGCTATAGGTTTATCATTTTTGAATTTTTGTGTATCAAAATCCATAATTTTTTCCTTGAAAGTTTCTAATGTTAAATGTTCAGTCATAATTTATTTTATTTTTTTATATTCAAACTTAGTTTAATAGTTTGAAATATATTGGAGAAATTATATATAAAAATAAACTACTGTTAAAAAATTTTTATAAAGGAAAAACATGTTACAACTATGTTAAATTTTTAAAAATGTACTATCATCTTTTTCATCTTCAAAATCTATTTCGTTATCAGAATCTTCATATTCTTCATCTTCATCTTCATCATCAGGAATAAATATTATTCTTATTGTAGAAATTTTATCATTTTTTTCAGCATATAAACAAGTATATGAACCATCTCCGTATCCTGAACTTGATACTGCTCCAAAATCTAGCAATCCGCCTTTTTCATAAGTATCAGTAAGATCACAACATTTACCATAAAAAGATGATTCATCTCCCCATTCGCCAAGTTCTTCTTTAGTTTTTGGATATTTTGAATCGTCAAAAATACCACATTGTCCAGAATCAACTCCAACATCAATTCCTGAATCTATCCATTTTGATTCTTCTATAATATCTAATATATCAACACTATCATTTCCAAAAGTAGTAATAATTTCTGCTACTCTATTATCACCTTCATTATATTTTATAAATGAAGTCCATTCTCCAATATTACAATTTTTTAAAGTTTCACAGCACCATACAGTTTTTTCATAACATGGATCTGTTATTCTTAATTCGTCACTTTCAGTATTAAATGTTCCTAATTTTTTAATCATATTTTCATTCATATATTTATATTTTTTATTTAATGTAAATATAAGGATAATAATTCAAATAAAAAAACATTTTGTAAATTTATATATAGAAAAAATAATTATTTTACAATGTGGAAATATACTAATGTTACTTTTATATATTCGAATAAAGTAGCATCAAAACATGGAGAAAAAGGAGTTGCTCCTGTTATATATACTTATGTTAAAAGTAAGTATGCATTATTACAAGCTTTACATTTTTTTGTTGAGGAGTATTATCCATGTGGAGTTTATACAAGTTTTGATCCAAGAACAGTAAAATATGATAAGCCTATTAAAGTATAATTAGAAATTATGATTAAAGAATTTAAAGAATTTAAATTAATAAAAGAAAATCCGAGTTATATACGTGATGAGAATGGTAAAAAAGTATGTGATATGGATGATAAAGATTCTAAACCTTTTTATTGTGAAGTTAATGATAATCACACAAATGTAATAAATGTTTATTTTGGTGATTATCAAGATTCACATTTTAATGCAGGTTATGATGTAGAGAATCCGAGTTATCCTGGAAGATTATGGACTAAAAGTAAAATTATATCTTTTTGGATTTATCCAAATATATTATTATTTAAATCAATAATTAGAAAAATTGAAAATGAATTAAATATTAAAATTTTTAATAATGATTGGAGAATCGAAGTAGTTAAAAAAGATGGTGAAATAGTAAAAACTAAATTTAGTAATGATATTGATGATTATTATAATTCTGATGTAGATTTTGATGTAGAAGATTTAGTTTCTATTGAAGATTATACAGGATCAGAAAATGTACCAGAAAGAGAAAAATTGTGGCATTTAATGAATGCCAAAGAAAAAGCCGTAAAAATAGCTGCAGGTACTAATCCTAAAATTTATGGAGGTTCATATAAAACAGGTTGGGGTACAATGAATGATATTAGATGGAGACAAGCAAAATATTCATCAGAGAGCAAACAAAATAATATATAAATTTTTGAATAAAAAAAGGAAATTGAAAAATTTATATATAAAATAAAAATAATTTCAAAGAATGAAAACATTAAAAAATTATGATCATTTTTCTAAAGAATATAGAGCAAATGAAAGTGCAAAAATCAATGAAAATGTCTTTTCTGATATTTTTAATAAAGTAATTTCTTTTTTCAAAAATCATTTTGGAAAACACGCTTGGATATATTATGCATTATATTTACAGAAAAAAGGAAAACTACCAAAAGGTATTGAATTAATATGTCCTCCAACATATGCTAACATATCAGATATACCAACTGATAAAGAAATTGAAGATTCTCAAATTCAATCTGATGTTGAAACTGTTGATAATGAAACAGTTGAAGATGAAAAAGAAAATGAAATTCCTGGACTTAAAGATGATGAAAATCAAGAAGAAAATAAAGTTGATAATGAAATAGAAGAATTAGAAAAAGTTAAAGAAAGTTTAACAAAAATATATTTGAATGAAAGTTTACTTGATGATAATCAAGATTTTGTAAGTTTAGATCATCCAGATCCAAATGTAGTTAATGAAGATGTTGCTGAATTAAAAGAAGAAGTAAAAAGACTTTATAATATGAATGCTCTTAGAGCAGGTAGGCATCAAGAAGAAGGAGAAAAATCTAATGAATTTGGTAGAAAAAAAACTAATGCGATATTTATTTGGGGTGCACCTGGAATTGGAAAAACTGAAATTTTACATCAGGTAGCTAAAGAATTAGATATTGCCGTAATAGAATGGCATTTATCACAAATTGAGCCTACTGACTTTAGAGGAATTCCTAAAATTGAAAATATTATTGGATCTGATGATTCAAAAGATGAAAGAACAGTTTGGAAATTACCATCAATTTTTCCTACCAGTAATGGTAAAAATGGAAAAGGTGGTATTATGTTTTTTGATGAAATGAATAGAGCACCACAAATGGTACTTGATGCATCATTATCATTAGCATTAAGTGGTAAACATGGTACTTATGAATTACCTCAATATTGGATAGTTATTGCTGCAGGTAATAGAGGATCAGATTTAAGTACAGGTGATTTAACTGATGATAAAATTTTATGGAATAGATTTCAGCATATTAATTTTTCTCCAAGACCTTCTGATTGGATTGGATATGCAAAAAATATAAAATCAGTTAATCCTAAACTTATACAATTTATTACTGAAAATCCAGAATATTATCATAGATTAAATACTGTTAGTCAAGCTCCAAATTGGACATCTCCAAGAACTTGGGAGATGGCATCAGAAGAAGATTATTTTGAAAGAGGATTTGATTGGAAAAATAAATTACCATATAATGAAGTAAAAAATATATATGAAGATTTTGTTGGATATGCAAGTGCTACCGCATTTGTTAACTGGTTGCAAAAAATAGATGAGAAAGAACGTGAAGAAGAAAGAAAGAAAGATGAAGAAAGAAGAAAAAAGAAGGGAACACCAGAATAATTAAAAAACCTAAAATAATAAATTATAAAAAAATAAAAAAAATAAAATGATAAAGAAATATGATAGTTATTCTGAAGAATATAAATTAAATGAAAATGTGTTAAAAAACGCATGGAATGTGGTATCTAATTTTTTCAATAAAAAATTTGGTAAAAATTCATGGTTATATTATGCTAAATATTTAAAAGAAAAAGGTGAAATTCCAACATATGTAGATGAAGATGGTAAAACTAGAGATGTAGTTGAAGTGATTATTCCAAATAATTATTTTGATAGAATGAAATCTGGTGTTAAAGTTCCTACAGCAGAAGATATAGAAAATGAAATACGTTCAAGATTTGATGAAAAAGGAGAAAAAATAAAAAAAGAAATGCCTGTAGATGAAGCATTTGTAACTTTAAAATATCCAAGTGGTGATGAAGAAGTAATGAGAAATATAAATGTTGATGAGCTTAAAGATAGAATCAAAAGAGTTTATAATATGAATTTACATAGAGCAACTAAGCATGAACAAGATAATTATGAAAGAACCTCTGAATTTGCCAGAAAAAAAACACATGCATTGTTTATTTGGGGCGCTCCTGGTATTGGTAAAACTGAAATTTTACATCAGGTAGCTAAAGAATTAGATATTGTTGTTCAAGAATGGCATTTATCCCAAATTGAACCTACTGACTTTAGAGGAGTTCCTAAAATTGAAAATAATCAAACTGTTTCTAAATTACCAGCAATATTTCCTACAAGTGATGGTAATGGAAAAGGTGGTATTATGTTTTTTGATGAAATGAATAGAGCACCACAAATGGTATTAAGTGCATCATTAGCATTAGCATTAAGTGGTAAACATGGTGATTATGATTTACCTCCAAGATGGATTATTATTGCAGCAGGTAATAGAAAAGATGATATAAATACAACTGATTTGACTGATGATCCAATTTTGTGGAATCGTTTTGCTCATGTTAATTATACTCCAACTGTTGATGATTGGGTTAAATGGGCATTAACTAAAAAAGATATTAATCCATTTCTTATTTCATATTTACAATATCATCCTAATTACTTTCATAGATTAGATCTAGAATCTGGTAGTCCAGTATGGGCATCTCCAAGATCTTGGGAAATGGCTTCACAAGATGAATATAATTATAGAGGTGAAGATTGGTCTAAAAAATTAACATATCCTCAAATTCAAAAAATATACACTAAATATGTAGGATTAGAACCTACATTAGATTTTATTAATTATATGAAATTACAAGAGTTCTTTAGTGAAAAAGATATTCAAGATATATATGATGGTAATGCAGAATCTAAAAAAGTAAAATGGCCTACAAGACAAGACCAAATTAGAGCTTGTTCAATTGCTATTGCAACTTTTAAACAAGGTAAACATTTGACTGCTGATGAAGTAAAAAATGTATATGATTTCGCTACTATGGGTAAAGAAAATGAGGCAATTGTAACAATAGGATCTTATTTCTTAAAAGCTCATCCATATATTAAAAAAGAATATTTACCTATATGGACAGAATTTGCTAAAAAATGGCATTCTGTATTCCAAAAAACTATGGTAGGAAAATAAAAAAAATAAAAATGATGATAAAAAAATTTAACATATTTAATTTATTAAGTACAAATGAAGATTTAAATGATCCAAATTTAAATAAATTAGCAAAAGGTAGAGTTAGAGCAGCATTAGCATCTACTATGTCGTATTATAATTTCTTTGCTGATTTATTTTTTCAATTGACTATCGCAGAAGCATCTCCAAATAGTGGAATTGACACTATGGCAACTGATGGTAAAAGTATTTTATATAGTCCTAAATTTGTAAATGAAGTATTAAGAAATACTGAGGAAGTAGCATTTGTGCTGATACATGAAGTTATGCATAACGCAAATCTTCACTTTTTAAGACAAGGAGATAGAGATCATTCATTGTGGAATCAAGCAACTGATTATGCTATTAATATTCAAATAGCTGATATGAGTAAAGAAAAGCCTGAAGGTGCAGCATCTGTTGTTAATATATTGAGTGTACCACAAAATATTTTATTAGATGAAAAATATAGAGGTATGAGTGCTGAACAAATTTATGTGATTCTTGAAACAGAAGAAAAAAATAATCCTAAAAAACCTAAAAAAGGAGGAGATGGAGGAGGTCCAGGAGGAGATGGAGGAGGTCCAGGAGGAGGTCCAGGAGGAGATGAAGGAGGTCCAGGAGGAGATGGAGGAGGTCCAGGAGGAGATGGAGGAGGTTCAATACCAGGAACAAATGATTTAAGAGAGCCAGGTAGTTTAACTGATAAAAAAGGACCAACATTATTTGAAGGTAATGATGAATTAGCAAAAGTAGAAGATGTTACAGATTTAGCTAGAGAATGGGGTAAGATATTAAATGATGCTAAAAGTAAAAATCAAGGAACTGGTTCAGCAACATTGAATAGATGGTTTAATAAAATTGGTAAACCAAAAGTTAATTGGAAAGCGACATTAATTAAATTTATGAATAAATGCTTTGCTAGTAATCCTAAATATGGTTATTTTAATAAGAGATTTATAGGTCAAGATGATCCAATGTATTTACCAGGATTAAAATTTCCTAAGGATAGTGGATTTAGAAAAATTGTATTATGTGTTGATACATCTGGCTCAATTGGAGATGATACACTTGGTAAATTTGCAGCAGAAATTTATGGTATTTTTGGTTCAAAAAAAATAGAAGAAGCTATAATTATATGGTGTGATGCTGATATAAAAGGAATAGAAAAAATAGATCTTAAAACAAAGAGTGGAGATTCTATGAATGAAGGTAAATTTAAAGAAATTCTTGCTAAACATTTTAAAGCAATAGGTGGAGGAGGAACAAGTTTTATTCCGCCGTTTCAATGGATTGAAAATAATATGATTAAAAAAGGAACAGTTCCTTCGTTTGTTATATATTTTACAGATTCTCATGGTGTTCCACCAAATAAATTTAAATATCAAATTCCTAAATATTATGATAAAATATTATGGGTAATTACTGAAGCGCAAGAAGCTCCAGATATACAATGGCCACCTGATAATAAATTGTTTATAGACAAATAAAAATAAAAATCCTGAGAAATCAGGATTTTTTATTTTTTAAAAAAATTATATATAGTTTATAATAAAAAAATCAAATATTAAAAATGAAATATTTAAAATTATTTGAAAAATCAGTAAAAGAGCATCCTTTTATATCAGCAGCAAAAAGAGGAAATACAAATGCGGTAAAGCAAGCGATAAAAGAAAATGTTGAAATTAATATGAAAGATTCTGATGGTAGAACAGCATTAATGCACGCTATTAAATTTCCATTTGTTGTTGATGCATTAATAGAAGGAAATGCTGATGTTAATGCTACTGATAAGCACAAAATGACAGCATTAATGATGGCGTCTACATTATTAGTTATTAATAAATTATTAAATGCAAAAGCAGATGTTAATATTAGAGATATTAATGATAATTCAGCATTAGTATATTATGTACAATATATTTATGATTCAGGAACATTTATTATAATATTAAATAAATTTTTAAGTCATGGATTTAATCTTGATAAAAAAAATAATTACGATGAAAATTTTTA